TCCGGCTGACGTTAAATCGTCAGTAGTGGATGGGTTTATAGTTTCGTTTGTATTATACTGCAAGTCATATGTAGACTGCATATTTAATAATGGTATATTTTTTCGTCCTCTATCAAACGATACTAATTTATAACGCATAGATTGTGTTTCATCCGGAGATGCCTCTAGTACTGGCATTCCTTCGATTATAGACCCGTAATAATTTGATCCTAATGGATGTGCTGTACTGTATAGTGTGTAGTCTACCTCATCGTCCGCCACAGCAAATTGCGTGATGTTGAATTGAGTTTGACCTTTTGACAATAATTCACGTCCTTTTTTTGTCAAAATAGCATCAACAGTGATAGTTGAGTTATTTAAATATCCCATGTGTATACCCCTTTTAACTTAAGTTGTCTGTTATAAATATGTTACGAATAGTTTTTATTACACATTTAGGTTGGTTCCACCCAAATTTTCTTCATTTGTCAAAATATTTGGTGACACTATAATAGCCGTAGCGGCGGAAAGATTGACTTCCACTGGTTCTCTACCGTCCGTAGTTGTGTCTATTGTCTGTAGACATCCCAAATAATTTCTTCGTTTTGTACTTAACAAGGTATCTCTAAAAAATTTATAATGTCGTGGTAGATAACCTTTTGGTACTATAGATTCGGTTTCTATTGCGAAATAATAGAAACGTATACCCAAATTAGATATAGTATTTCCACTCACTTCCTCAATGGTATAATATACCAATCCACTTATCGCATCATCATTATTTACCAAAGTAACAGGGGGAAATAATGAGTATTTTGTACCTTGTATATCCGGGGTAATCGTAATATCCAGTAATACTCCGTGATCACCAGTTGGTATAGTTTCTATAGGTCTTGATAAATCCGCAGCACGTTTTATTACTCTGTCATAAAGTCTGATTCGTACATTACCAGCGGAAGATAGTATAGCAAACAATGAAGAAATGGATTGCAGACGTATAGCTCCTGTTAATTTACTGTACGGTGATAGTGTTTGTATGGTAAGGTCCGATACATATCGTTTTGGTTCATTTATTGGTTTGTCAAGGGTCACTATAGTGATGGGTGCCAATCGTAAATCTTCCAAATTTTTTACTTTATATACGTCAAACACAGTTCTATAAGGTTTTTGTATAGAAAGTCCTTTATAAAAAATAGGTACCCATTTATTTTGGTCTTTCGAAGGTAAATTATAAGAAACGGACGGAGCATCTTGCGCAACATATCGGTATAATCTACCGTTTCCGTTACGAACTATTGAATCATTACTTCCTGTGTCGTACTGTACCACCACATCGTTTAGTTCGTAGGTTGTTCCAAATGACCAAGTAGCTGCCGATCCTGTTAAGAAATTATATTGATTTTTACCTATAATTTCTTTTTCTATACGTTCGAAAAAGTAAACACCGTTATCTTTGTTAAAATAATTAGATACACCATAGTCATTTAGATCCGCACGAGGTGGTATTTCTTCAATTATTGTACTCTGTACTATGTTTTTATTACTCTTCCCATATAGTTCACCAATATTAATTATATTACCTGGTTTGTATGTTATGGCTTTTTGTTTAGCACTATCCAAACTGTGGGTACCATATGTCATTAAATATCGAATATAACTCTGTTTATCAACGTCACTGTCTCGTAAATCAAAATTACTAAATAAATTATTTTCTAATGTGTGTTTTATTATACTGGATGTGTAGTACGCGTAATCCGATGTTATAGTTCTATTAATTTCTTGGATTGACGAAGTTAATAATTTTATATCTGCGTTTGTTTGTATTCTATTATTTTCAACACTGGCCGTGTATGTCAAATATACACCACGTAAATCATTATTCGATGCTGTCAATAATCCATTAAAAGTTAGATTTGCGTCGCTATTTCTTAAAGAAATATTATTAATGAGATTTAACGTAGTTGTATTGTTATCCGTTTCTGCAGACACTACATAATCGTTTCGGATATCTATAGTTTTTTCTGTAGATAACGTTATATCAAATCGTGGATTTAACCTATTACCAGCATTAAGATTTCTCTTGGTGTTAGCACCGCTGGAATTTACTGGTTTGTGTAGTACTACTTTTTTCCTTTCCAGTATGTTAGGTTCTATAACAATACCGGTGGATAGTATTGTTTTTGCAGGTACTAATCTTTTTGATTGTTCGTACAAAACAGGAGAAATCTTATCAAAAAATCTAACAAACTGTGGAATGTTTACTGATACATTATAGTATGTGTTATAAAATGACTGTAGTATTTCCAAATCTTTGTAACTTTCTTTGAATTGATTTCCTGGGTACCCTACTTTGTCTGCGATATTAACATTTCCCAACGTACGGATTATTAGATTGTTTACAGCATCCGTGGGTGATACAAAAAATCCTACAAACTTTTTTGACTGTGGTTGTAATTTTCTTTGTTCTGTAGATACTATACTTTTTGTTCTGTGTAAGACCGGTACGTTTTCACCTTCTGTCTCCAAAAATACAGGTGGTGGTTGAATTATTATTTTGTTATTTCCGTATGCCGATGCACCACCATTTGTTGTATATTGCTTGATTGTTCTTGTTATTCGTGACATTTGATATGGGAATGCAGTTACATTTGTAAACCCATATGTAATAATTGACCGTAAATCTGGTAGTAGTGGTTTTGTAAAGTCCGATATACCATCGATATTTTTGTATGGTGTATCATTACTTATCGTCCCCAACGCTACATTTGTTGGTTTATGGAATGACAATCTAATATACAGATTTTCCGCAGCAGACCAATAATCATTACCAGCGTAACTTCCAGGATTCGATACTTGATTTATGAATGTTTGATCACTTATTTCTTCACCCCAGATTCTTACTTCGTCAATATTACCATCAAAATTATTTAATGACAAAGATCCAGATCCGCCAATATACATGAATGATGTCAGTGGTAATCCATCACGTAGATATGATCCAGTTGTGTACATACTAGATGAATATAATATTTCATCTCCATCAGATTTAGCAATTTGTAAATTAACACTGGATGTGTTGTATTTTAACATCACATCATAGTAATCACCCGAAAATACTGGTGCGTAACTACTACTAAGTAGTACTTCACCGATATTATTTGTTATTTCAATACGACCCAATCTAGACGATGCTGACGGGTGTGTTGTCAATCGTGCATGCCACAAATTGTCACCAGTAGCAAGTGTTGTTATTTGCTTATTGGTTGTATTGAATCTAAACTGTACTGTGTGTATTTCTCTAAGTGATGCGGATAATGGTATTTTTAAATATGATCCGGAATTAAAATTCAATACGTTTGTTACTTCGTCAAATATATCAAAACTTCCAGTTGATGGACTGTCTGTTTCTCTGATGTTAATTATTTGTTCGTTTAATCCGAAAATATTTAGTAAACTACGTAATGCATGTCGTGTCCCTTTGGAACGATTGAGATACAAAGAATTATGTAAAAATCGTTTAAATAATTCAGTAGTCATTTCTCTTCGTTTTACCAAAGACGTACTATCTGTTATGTAGTTATACAAATCATCCATTGCATATGGATTAACCAAATCCATTCCAAATGACTTCGCAATGTTCCACACCAAATCTTGTGATAAACCTTCGGTAGCTTTTATACTTCTATCATATATTTTTGGAAATTCTTCAATATATAATTTTAAATTATCAAAGAAATGCCCAACCATTTTGGTAAATACAACATAATCTTCCGATTTATCGTCCGATAACAAATAAGATGGAATAGTATTTGATAATGTTTGTGCGTTAAATTGGTCATATCGGGTTGCGATAGCACTTTGGGTTGTGTACCACTGTACTGCTTCTGTTTCTGTTGGTAGGTATAAAGTACCACCAGGACGCTTTGGCCAAGAACTCTCTATATTATATTCCGTATTACTATCTGTCCAGAACACACTCGCCGTATATGCGCTACCAGAACCATAGAACAAATGTCGTTCATATCCATCAAAACTACGAATTATTTGTTCCATTTCCAAAGCAGCTTTTTTGGACCCCTCAACCAAATATGAAGATGCAGAAGGTATTTGTGGAGCTGCAATAATTGTGACAGTAGATCCTGTAGATATAAGTAATGATCCGCTGGGTGGTACGAGTGTCGTTGGGCTTGGATATGCACCAGATGGTGCCGAGACTATAACAGGTGATGTAATCACGTACGCGGTTGTACCAAATACAGATCCTGTTGCCATTCCTCCTAAAAATCTTGAATTTTGCTCCAGTTGATACAATCGTAATAATTTTTGTCTGAATGCTTTTAATCGTAATTCTGCGGAACTGTATTTTACGAAATTATTATAATTTGTATAGTCTACATTTAATTCCGATGCTCGATAATCGTCTGTATACCATCTACGTAAAATTTCATTTGCAAAACTATAATTACCATATTCATCACCATGACCTTCAACATTAAGTCCAATATTAGATAAAGTTTTATTACGTAAAACATTTCCTGCTTGTCTTAAGACTAACAAATCTTCATTTTTTGGACGTAACCATAAACTGGTATCCGGTATTGGTGCTATATCTACCTTTACTGTATCGATTACAGTATTCGCAACTTCTCTACTAAGAAATACATCTTGTCCTTCTTCGAATACGGAGTCTAATGGTTCCAATAATTTAACTAATAACTTAGTTTGATCGTTAGGATCTAATTTCCAATTGATGAGTATACGTTGTATATCATCACCAAAATTTAGTAAAGTTTTTAAGAAACGATCAGGATCAGTATATCGTGGTATTATTTCTTTTATTTTTTGTTGTAATACCTCTATCATTGCCTGTCGTAGAGGTACTAATACAGGATCATATCCGGCAATATTTAAACTTAAATTAACATCTTTTTTACCTGGTTGTACATCTTCCAAAAATACCTGTACTGCCAGTGGTACTGTCCGTGTTCCTGCTATTGGCGCCGGTGGTATTTGTACATTTGATGGTACTGTTGTTGTTATGTTCGTAGCATTCCCTCGTTCATCAACAAATTCCACGTTGGGCAACAATTTCAAAAGAACACCTACGGGTATTTCTTCACCTTTGTTACCAGTAAGTATTCCATTTTTATACAAATCTATTGCATCGGTTGCTTCAGGTTTTACGAACACCGCACCACCGGCAGTTGTACGTACAATAACAGGATTGTAAACAGATAACTTGTTTACTGCTTCCGCGTAACGTATTTCTTGTTCAGTTAATGGTACGTATCGTAATGTTGCCATAATATATTATATCCGATTCATATCGTCGATGGAGATACCACTACCACCCGTACCCTCACCACCTCCACCACCAGGTGTTGGTGTAGGTGTTGGAGTAGGTGTTGGTGTTGGAGTAGGTGTTGGTGTTGGAGTAGGTGTTGGTGTTGGAGTAGGTGTTGGCGTATTTGTTCCGGTACTCTTACATGTTCCATAAGGATTCGTGTAATCATCATTTTTGTACTGTACATTCGTGTAATCACAATAATTACCGGTACCACACTCATCGTCCGATTGACACTCTCCCCCAGTTTTTGTTGTTTCGGTTATACAACGAGAGGTTACACGTTCTTCATACAAACATCCACCATCAGGTTGTATACCCAATGAAAAAGATCCTTTATTTCCAGTACCGATACACCCTATAAATTTACCAGCAGGTTCACACCCAGGTGTTGGTGGAGGTGGAGCTTCCTCACAAGAACAAGTTGTATTGTAACAATATCTTGTTTTACAACCACCCAACGCGATGGCTACCACATATTGTTGTGGTGTACCGGTACCGATCGGAGAACATCCCAATTCTGTTCCTTCGGCTGGACACGTTACACACGATCCGTCATCTCTGTCAGCGAGTATATTGTAATTCCCAGCTGTTGGATCTGTGCATCCATCTACCCAGTAAGTACACGAATTGTCATCTTTGTTTGCAAATTCATCATAATTTTTAGCATTAACATCCGTACATCCCAACCTATACTTTATACAACTTCCATCATCTTTTTTAGCTCTAGGATTATAGTTTGCAGCATCCTGATCAGTACACCCTTCTACTTGAGTACATGTAACCTCATTACACTTTGTAGCCAACGGATTATAATTAGCAGCTTCTTTATCACAACATCCTTCTACTTCAATTCCGACATACTCTTGTTTACATTCTACTCCACATCCTGCCGGACAATCTCCACAACCTACTATCGACGACGCTGCATATGCCTGTACATATCTGCACACGTTTGCATATCCTTGTGCATTTGGTTGACTTTGACTTTCTATTTGTCCGATATCACGACATTCTATATTAGCACATTCACATCGTGGTTTACAACATATATCACCTGGACATGCTACGATATTTGGTGAATCGTCGTAATTTGCCGCTGCTGGGTTCTTACATCCTAAAAATACACACGATCCATCTTCTACATTTGCTGCTTCACGATAATTTGATGCCAAGGGATTGGTACAACCAGGTATTTTTGCTTGACATGTATTATCGTCGCACGTTGCTTTTGGATTATAATTGAACGCTGTTGCGTCGGTACATCCATTTATACATCCGGGACCGTAAGTGCAACAACCATCACATGCCGTATTTGCTGTTTCTAGAAAATTATTTGCTGTCCTATCTAAACATCCAATTATTTGAAATTTACATGATCCATCATCTTGTGTAGCTAATTTATTATAGTTCTTAGCACTCGGATTTGTACATCCATATACTGGATCAGGTGGAGGAGTAAACTTACAAGATCCATCATCTACATTTGCTTCTCTCTTATAATTTTCGGCAATAGGATTTGTACATCCGTATACTTTTGCAATACAACTACCATCATCTTGTGTAGCAACAGGATTATAATTTAATGCATTTGCGTTGGTACATCCACGTATTGCAGGAGGTGTTGGTGGTGGGGGAGGGGCTATAGGTGCGGGAGTTGGTGGAAATACAACAGGACGTGCAGTTGCTGTAAAATTTATCAATGCCGGTATAGTTCCCACTGGTAGTGTTTCGAGGAAATTTACATTATACACCAGCGATATTGTTTTACTTTCTCGTGGTTGTAAGACTAGTTGCGTCGGTTGTATCTCAACACCATCAAATGCTTCAGTAATTACTACGGTTAATTCATAATATTCGGCAGTATTGGTTACCGTAACTTGTTGTGTTTGTACAGTACGTGTACGTAACTTGTAATCTTGTATTACTTGTTGCGTAGAAAACATTAAATAATCTGCTGCTGTTGTAGCCATAACTTACCTCAAATTAATTGAATTTTACCATGAACAAAAACTTCCATATTATTATTTGCAAATGCGTTATTTACTGCACGTTCAATTAACAAATCTAATTCACTTTCTTGTAGTCTATCAAATAAATTATTTTGTTTTGTAGCTTCTAATAAACTTACGAACTCATCATAAATATCAGCGCTAGCGAGTTCAATGGTCTTATTTAGGTCATCTGGTAAAGTTGATTCTATAAACACCATATCTTCTGTTAATGTTGGTACATACTCCAATAACTTATCATTGATATTTGTTATAAATTCCTCTTTTTGTTCTAATTCTACGGGATTTGTTGTAACAATATCACCACCACCGATACCCATAATAGCGTTTATAGATCCACCTGCCAACACACGTGGTAATGATGGTTCAACAAATTCAACCAATTCTTGTTGTTCTTTTTCCGTAAAACCATTGTTAAATCCTAATCGTAATTCTGTTCTTGATTCCGATATTTCCTCAATTGACATTTTTTTGTCACCGTAAGATCCTATTTCATCAGAGAATAAATTTATAACTACCGTATATACTCCAGGAGACAAAAAGAAACCAAAATCTTTCTGTAATTTGGTCATGTCCAATACTAATTTTTCTTCACGAGTACCGTCAGTAAGACGAAGTGAACGTATAGATATTACTCCAGATTCCAAATTAACAATAGTAGAATTTACTAAATTATTTCCAGTATCATAAAAATGTAATTCGACATTATCATTTATATCAAATCCGAATTCAGCAGGTAATTGTGTCTCCAATATTTGTACGTCATTTGGAGATTCCGCTAATCTAGAAATAGGTGTTGATTGCGGTTTTGTTGGAATTAATTGTACGTAGTTTGGTTGCTTTGGCATTTATACTAACATCCCTGTGCTAAGAGTTTTTCCAATTCTTCTTTTGTTTTATTCAAAATTTGTAGCACTTCATCTTTTGTCATTGGTCGATGACCACTTGGTATGGTTATATTTGGTTCACTTCCTATAACAGTAGCTATACATGACTTAATCATATCAAATGAGCCTACTGTATTGATATATTGTAAATTTAATTTGAATCTTGTAGATCTTGCTATTTTTACCAATGTTGGAGTATTACTTTCCGTTTTTAAAATTGTAATACTACTTGTTTGTTGTTTCGCTATATCACTTTTTATTGTTTGTAATTTTGTTTCTATGTCCTTGCGTAATATTTTTCGTTCACCCGAACCAGCATTACTAAACCCCCGCGACTTACGATTACTTTTCTTACCAGCAGCTACGGTAATATGTGTACACTGATTATTTTGTGCTGTTGTTGACTCATCCCGCATACTACTCTCAATAGTTTGTACCCCTGTGTTAATTTGGTCAATCCCTCTATTAACAGTTTCCAATCCTTGAATAACACCAGCAACATTCGGCAAAGCCGTACCAAATTGTATAACATCTTCCAAGTTTACTTCGGGTGGATTATCTATGATGTCATCGGATATATCAGATACTGCACTCAAATTAGAATCAGTTAAACCTATTGAATCCAGTACAGCAAGTTGGTCATCTTCTTCCAGTGTTGTTATTTCATTTTGTGATACTTCTTTAATCTGATCTAATCCAGCCATATCAGAAAAATTATTATCAATTTCTGATGTAGCATCGTCAATCATCGTAGGATCGTTTATAGCAGCGGCTGCAGCTAAGTCTTCTAAATTTAATAGAGAATTCAACGCCAGTCTACGTTTCTCTGTATCAGTTCCTATGTACTCAGGAATAGCCAATTCATCATCTAGTTCTGTAAAATAATTATCTATGGGTCTAACCGTCGATGCTCCCAATCCGCCACCTGCACTTGTTATAGTTGGCCCACCTGTTCCTGTGGTGTCTATTTGTGTATCTATTTCCAGTCCAGTAACTACCGATTTTGGTATCTTATACACGTCTCGTATTATTGAATTTAGATAATATTGAGGTTTTGTTAACTCCGATTCACCGTTTTGCATTTTTATTATAGCAATATTGTTTGGTGTATATTCCACAATATTTTCCAATTTTACAACTTCGGTTTTATTTGTAGATATTCTACGTGGTATATAAAACTCTTTTTCGGCAATGAATGTAACTTGCTGATTATTGTTTAGGTTTATTTCCAAGGAAAGATTTTCATCTGGTCCGGTGAAATCTTCCGTTTCAATATATGTTTGTTCTATGTAACGCATTGGCATGCTACTTCACCAAAAATGTGAAAGTATCTGGTACTATAACTTCGTCATATTCACCATTATTTATTCGTAAATTAACAGTATAATATCTATTTTTATATAATGGAGATGTGTCTAATACAAAATACGAACTAGTTGCATCACAACTTATTTTACCATATACGTCATCCGGAAATATAGTAGTACCGGCTTGCGTATCTATTATACTGAAGTATGAAGCTGATGGTAGATAATATTTTGCTTTATATCTCAACATTGCATCGAACGCTTTTGGTGGATATTTGTCACGAACAAGTAAACGTACTTTTTCTTTTGTGCCACGAACATATGTTTCACGTGGGTTTTTAATTGCGATATGAATATCATTTGTGTTTGGTATTTGTTTCAACACAGATCCTGTTATAAATGTTGCAGAATCCCATGCAATTTCCAACGTTGGTTGATGTACTGTATGTGTCTGTTTTGAGAAAAATTTTATATTACCTTGATTTGTATAATCCGTTTCGCTTGATGTTGGAAATTGTATCAATAACCCATTCCAATCTAAAAATGGATCATTAACTACAGTTCCAACTATATCAGTTACATCTATTCGTAAATCTTGTAAAGGATATTCATTTAATATTACACTTGTACTTTGTGTATTATAAAAATCACCACCATATACACTCCACGATACATTAGTATTAGACTGTCTCCAGGTTGCTCCGTCACCTGCATTTTTTGTTTGTTGTACAAAATATCCACTACCCTCGGTCCACGGGGTAGATATTTTTTCAATTAATATTTCTTGTGAGTACGGTAATTTTGTAGCATTTGCAATTTTTAAATTTAAATAATACTTAGCATTAGCAACCACACCCCACGAACCACTATTAGATAAATTAAAATCTAGGAGTATTCGTGCAGAACTACCCGAATAAGCAATTCCCAAATCTTCTGATTTTGCTACCTTTCCAACTTCAAGTATTTCATCCAATCCAGCATTATTAGTTGGATATCGTTGATACAACGTGGTATCTTTAGAAGCAGTTAAAAATATTCTCATTGTTTTGCCGTCCCAATAATATCTGTTTCTGGATATCGTATTTCAAATATACAAGGGTCTAATGATGGATATAATACGTCATCCACGATTGCTTCGTTTATATCATATCGATAATTTTGATAATCTCTACCATCTCTAAAAAAGTATTTGTTTGTTATTTCTAAATTGTTTACGCTTTGTACACCTTCCTGTGCAGTTATTAATACTCGTAAATCTGCTATAGGAAGTGGTTGATTTATTTTCCAGTTACGTATATTGAAGTAATCTCGTACAGAATCAAGACATACTGCTAATACATCATGTAAATTATAATTTTTATAAACTGTGATTTCAAAATTAATACCTATATTGACAACAAACGCGTCCAAAATATTCACTTGGTCAGTTAACATTCTGTATTTTGCCAAATATGCCTGTAAGTTCTTCTTGACCAATGTATTTAATGTTGTTAATTTACCATTTTGATTGTATCCTAACACGTACAAATTAATCGCATTCGGTTTTGGATCATCAATTACATATACACGATTGGTATCAGGATCATTATCTGTTAAATTTATATCAGGTGGTAGTGCTTGTACTTTATTCTGTTGATTGTCCGATATTGCAAATACCTTAGCAACCGCTCCATATTTTGCTGGCATTGCTAATACTCGTCCTTCGTAGTCTTCTCTAGTAACTACTCGGTTTTGTGCTCCGATATACGCAAGTGCTCGTTGACGAATTTCTTCTACAGTTTCACCGTCAAGACCACCAGTTGCTGGCATTGCATTGAAGACAGATACTGTATTTTTTATATCTGTGAATAACGCTAACTCACCGGAATCAAACTCATCAGTCGAATTTAAAACTCGTAAATCACCAATTTCGGTTATAGTTCCTGAAGGAACATTTGTTTGTATACCTCCACCTGTAGAATATTGCACCGTTAATGTAGTATTTGCCGGTGATAATCCAAAACTATCTGTATTTAGAAAATCAGTTGTATCCAGTGATACACTTGCCAAATCTGTTGTGAAATCTTCGTTTGCTACACGACGAGCGTCCATAGATACTATTTCTTCTGATACATTACCTTGTCCCGAACCAAAAAGTAATTGAAAACGTTTATTTTCTGTTAGTCTGGTTACGAACCTTCTAGGAACTGTTTTATACTTAATGACATACGAGGGATTTACAGACTCCAAAGTAGATTCGTTGTATGCTACTTCTGTATCATTAATTACCGTATCTTGTGCTAAATAATCCACCTCGTACCACACATTACCTTCAGAATCAGTTACTTTAGATATGTTCGTCACATCTGGGTCTGCTAGTACTATGCTAGAAAATTTAGAAGGATCACCAAAAGTAAATGATTCAGTTTTTAGTTGACCAGCCATTACCTTTACAGGTTTTGTAATTAAGTAGGTAGTAATTTCTAATGTATTATCATCGATTTGATAGGGTTGTATTGTTCTGTTGGTAGCGTCCGAAAAATCCAACATTTCGACACTTCGAAAAGATACCACCACTTCACCGGTAGAACTAAACGTTGAGTTCTTATCTATCTTCAACATATACTTTGCATCAGGAATATATCCTTCCGATGCATCTTTTGCAGGAACAATTTGAGAAATAAGTAACTCCGTGACGGCAGGTACTATAACTTTTGGTTTATATCCAAATGCTTGTGCTATATTTATAATATTTCTTTCTTCATCTGCGTATGCTAATAAATTTTCTTTGAATTGATTATCTATATAAAATGAAAGTACATCACCAACATACGATGCCAATTCCAACATTATCATACCAGGATTAGATTCATTAAAATCAGTCCATGTAGTTGGATAATATTGTTTAGTAAAAGTTATTAAGTCAGACTTAAAGTCCAAAAATGTTCGATTTAAATATCGAATTTCTTTGGGAACTGCTGTTACTTTTTTGATAACATCATTTGTCAATGCCATGTTTTATCTCAAACTGTCGTTAATCTTCCAGAACTTACTAATCCACCATTTGGTAAACTACCAATTGTTAATTGAACTGATTGTACAGCAAATGGGTTATTTTTGAATCCATACTTTACATATAAAATTATACTATTATCATTTAAAAAAGTTTCTGCGTTAATTACTTGTATTTGTATTAATTGTAAATATGGCATAAACCGATTTACCGCATCCAAAACATATTGTTGGGCCAAATCTTCCACATCTTCTGTTTTTTGTTCAAACAAAAGTTTATGTATGTCACACCCGAACTCAGGATTTGCTACTCGTTCACCCTTCATAGTCAATATTAAATTTATAAATTTTGACTTTTCATTTTCCAAAGGATCATTTGTAGTAGCAAAATATCCTCTAGATGTTCGTGTAAGAGGTAATGGGGATCCTAAATAAACAGTTTTTGACATAAACTACTTAGACATCCCCATCTTTTTCATGAGAGCGCTGTAGTCACGAGTAATTGCCTCGACTGCTGGTTTCATTTGTGGACTGTTTACGTCCACATTTGGTGGTAATTCGTCTGGTAGTCGCATACGTTCGGTGTTTGCTGAAATGGTGTCTCCTATACGTTCGAGTCCCATCATTTGTGCTAATTGTGCTTTAGAAAATTTTTGTTTTTGTGGAGCAGAATTCTCCATAACTCGTTGAGATCCTTTAATTTCTGCAACAGCCTCCCCCAAAATGTCAGGAAGTATTTTCTTTACTATTTTTTCAACAGACTCTTCAATCTGTTCTTTTACCAATTCCTTTACGTATGCTCGAAATAAAGCTTTATCCATAAAATTCTCCAAATAAAAATAACCAATTCCCCTTTATTTAAATATCAAAAACTATTGATTTTTAACAGTTTATACTACTTATTGAACCAAATTAATTAGAACTTCTACCAACATTTCCCATAGATACCCGTGTGGTTGGTTTTGTTTGATATGTTGCCATCACGACTACATAATTTCCGTTAACATTTGATATTCTACTAATTGTGTCGTAGACACCCTCTTCCACAGCCTGTGGATATTTGCGCTGGAATTCTGCTACCGATAGTGCTTTTTGTTTTGCTTCTCGTAACGTTTTACCAGTACCAAAATTCATGGTAAAATTTTTAACACGGTTATTTGATAAAAATTCAGTTATATTAGTTCTAAATTGATTTATTTTGTCAGTTTCTTGTTGTGATAACTGCGGTTGTGATGGTGACATCATTTTACTAGTGATATCTCCAGATGCTATTTGGTTATTTAATGATGACTGTGCTCGTCGTACAACAGAATCTGCGTTTTTTAATAACTCCATACCAGAACCAGCCACAGCAATTGCAGAATTTCTTAGTGTATCTGCACGAGCTTTTACATTTTTTGCTTCTTCTAAAGCTTTATTTGTTTCTGCAACTGCTTTATCGATACCAACTTCTGCTTGTTTTTTTGCGGAGTTTATTCCAGCTCTGATTCTCTTTACTTGATTGTCTACTTGATTGATTGTGGCGTCAATAGCTGCTTGTTTTGCAGCTTGTACAGACTCAGCTCTCGCTATAGCTTCACCCAATGCTTTTCTTGCGCTGAACATAGCTTTTTGGAATCCGTCACCCTTTTCTGGATCTTGTAATTTTTCTCTTGATTCTTCACGAGATTTATCTAACGAAAGTTTTGCTGCTTTTCCAGATTCAGATTTTATTGTATTTAATACATTAGAAATTTTATATTTTATATTTGATTTTCGTGGATTCGTTGCCGGTAATTTTGGTCGTTTTGGCATCCTTAATTTTTTTGGCAATTCACGAAACATTTTTAAAATTTTCATGACTTTATCATACTTGTCTTTAATTTTTTTCGTGTACCTATCACGTTCTTCACGCAGTTTACGTAGTAATTCATAACGAGCATCGTATAATGCCTGTATTCGTTCTAAAGTCTGTTTAGTTCTGTCGTATAGATTGGAGAATTGTTCCAATTGTTGTTCCAAAGCACGTAATTCTTCCACACCAGCATTAGATCCTCGGAGAGCTGCTAATTTATCAGAAATATTGGTTATCTGAGCTTCTAGTTTGTCTACTTGAGATAATAATTTTTCTTTTTGTCTACCCAAAATACCTAACTGCGCTAATTGCTCAACCATTTGCCGAGTTAGTGGAGTTACACCGGAAATAAACTTTTTTCTACCCTTTGATTTGGTATCAATAGTTAAATCGTCTGTTCCTTCTATTTGTGAGTTTGTTGTTCTTCGTCGTTGTATATTATTTCCTGAAATTCTTGGTCTAAAATTTGACAACTGTACATTAATATTATTTGCTTCATCCATTTGTTGTAAATTTTCCGATAGTTCTTCCAATGAACCTGGTACCGCCTGTTGCTGTACTTGTTGTTGTCGTACCAACGATTGTATTGCTGTCATTGTAGCACGATTAATATTAGGTATCTTTGCAGTTATTCTTACAGACATAATTAAATTTGTACACCTTTAACAAGTGGTGGAAGTCCTGGCCCATCAGTTTTTTCATTAGTTTTTGTAACGAAATTGTCATCAGACGCCCATCGTGGATTTAGTGGACCTGGTATAACTAAAAATTTTGCGTATGTTAATGTGAGTCTAGCTATAATTGCTGGATTTATAACTCCGGTTGGCCCCAATGTCAATGGTTGTGTACTCATTAATACTTTTAACAATTCCAAAAAGAATAATTTTAGTTTTGTTCCCATGACTATAGGTTCTGCAAAATCATTGAATCCACCCAAATAAGTTTCGTTAGAACGAATAATTACGTTTCTACCGGCATCGACACTAACATCCCGTCCAGCTACGTTAATAATATCACCACGTGTTTTTTCCAAAACAGTTTTGTCTGCTAATAGATTTAAATCTTCCAGTGTACGTGTTGTTATAGACCCTTCCGAATCGAATGTCATTCCGTTTTTCAGTGAATTCATATGAATTCCTTCGGTTGCAAAAACGTATAATGAACCATTTTTTGCATTCATAACAAGCGTATCTGAATTTACTAATACTTGTGCACCAGAAAATGATCCTGGTTTCGTTATCATCGAATATAGAAATGTAGAACTTTTTTTCGTTGCTGGGGTGAACGGAAGTAATTCATCGGATACAATGTATATAGAACTAGCGTCGGTGTCTAAACTTTCAATTGTGAGGGAAGATTTACTTTTTTCTACTTTCAGTGAATCTTTTGACTGACCAGCGCGTAAAACTATGTTTGGTGCTTGTTTTGTTGGTGATTGATGCATTTGACTAC